AGATGGAAAATATCAAAAATAGATTTTTTTACAAAGAAACTCCAATAACTCAAAACTTTAAGAAATGGTTTGAAAATAACCGTATGAAATATTTAAAGTTTAGAATCCGTATTTTTGATGAAGATATTGATACATTATCAAAGTTATTTGATGGAATAAATGTAGTCAAACGTGAAAAGAAAACTGAAAGAGATGGTATTGAAGAAAGTGGATTTATTCAACTTGAATATAATCAATCAAAAGGTAAAGATATTATTATGGGTCATTCTGTAATCATCGCTGATAGAAAATATGAAGATGAAATCAAAGAAAAATTAAATAATTGTTTTAAAGTTAGATACACAAGAAGTAATAGAAACGGTCATTATTCTATTACTACAACTTTGAATGAAGAGATAAGAAAAAGCTTTACTTGGGTATCTAAAGGTAAAACATTAACACCAAAATATCCAATCAATATATTATCATACGGACGACATAATAAATATGGACGAACTCATTTATTATTAACAGAATTAAAAATCAATCATTATCTATTTATACAACCAAATCAAGAACAACAATATAGAAGATGGTATGATGATACTTATTGTGAATTGATTGTCTGTCCTACCAATTTTAGTGAATTGAATATGGGTTCAACACCTGTTAGAAATTACATTATGGAATATTGGAAAAAAAAGAAATATGTATGGTTATTAGATGATAATATTAAGGGATATCAAAGATTTCACGAAGGTAAGAAAAATGATATCAAATCCCCAGTTATATTTAGGTCAATAGAGAATTATGTTGTTAATTGTAAGAATGTTGGTATAGCATCACATAATTTTAAACCATTTGTTTGTAATGGTGATTACAGATATATAATAACAAAGAATACAAAATGTTTTTCTTCATTATTAATTAATAATAGAATTGGATTAAAGTTTCGTCGTAGATATCAAGAAGACCATTTTTTAAGTGTTGAATGTATAAATAAAGGATATGCTACATTATCATTTAATCATATTTTATATGATAAAAATACAAGTGGTAAAGACAAAGGTGGTAATCAAGTAAAAATGTATAATGATGATGGATACAAAAGAAAATATGATTATATGGTAAATACTATGAAAGAATTGTATGATAAAGGTGAAATTAAAATAAAAGAAGGTTCATCATTTGATACATTTGTATTAAGAGATAAAAATATGAAAAGTAAGGAATATCACGCGAGAATAAATTATCCAATATTAGAAGGTCATTCAAATACATATACCTTTGATAAAACAAAGTTTAGAAGTTATGAAAAATATTTAACTAAAAAATATAAATAATTTAATAATGTAAAAATAAAAATGATTTTTAAATTAATAACATATATAAGAATAACATATATAATTATATGTATATCTTATATATGTTATTAATTTAAAATTGTAAAAAAAAAATATTTTGTATTAGTATATTATACACATTCTTTTAATAAAAGAATACAAAACGATAGTTAGTCTATGCCGCGACAATACAAAGAGATAACATTTCGTGGTAAGAAGATTAGGTATTTGAATACCAATACACTTGCTCGTAAATTGAGGATTTCATTACCACAAGCACAAAGATTAGAACAAGGAGCTCAAACTATTTATGGTATTACAAATGGTGTAGCTCAAAGATTTTCAAGTGAAGATGTCCCACAATTTTTAAAAGACTTTGATGTTAAACGGATATCAAACCGAAGATTATTAGGTAATAATATATCTATTGGTGATGTTAAAATTACAACAAATGGTATTTCATCTAATGAGAAAGTATCAGGACAAATCAATTTTAGATATAGAGGTAAAATATCACAAGATGTATTTACTCGTGATAAAAGTTTTTTAATTCAAGATGTTAAAGTAAATCAAATAGAAGATGCTATTAAAGAAAACTTGGATATATATTTTGAAGGTATAGACTTTGAGCTATTAGAAATAATACAAGTTGTATTTATTTCAAATAGAACTAATACAACTTTCTTATTACAAGATAGTAAATTGTTTAGACAAAATGTTAGTCTTGCTCGTGTATTTCACGAAGTTATTGAATACAAACAAACTGATGAAAATTGTGTTAAACAACATTTAAGAAAAATACACAAATTACCAAAAAAACATAAACATTTATTAGAAGATTTAGATCCAAAGAATATAACCGGAAAAGAACTGAAAGAATATGCTGAAAAGATTAATTGTAAATTATTATTGTATGATATTACTGGTAATATTATTGTTGATTATTACCCAACTAAAAAAACTCGTTATAAATCAATAGTTGGTATTAATTACAACAATCATTTTTATCCATTAAAAAATACAAAGTTAAAGAAGATAAATTACAAATATGAGAAAGTAGAAATAGTAAAAGATATTAAGAAGTTATTAATTCAAATAATAAAAGAAAAGAAAGATATACCATATAAAATACAAATAGAAAATAACGCTACATTTACTGGTGAAATTGAAATAGTAAGTTTTATTTATGATAATATCAAATATATACAAAATGATGAATATTTGGAATGTGAAAAAATATTATCAAAGTTTGGTCTTGCTGATAAAATATATGATAGTATTAGAAAACTACATTTAAGTTTTGTAATAAAACAATATTATATTCAAGAAAGTATCAATAGTTTTTTACCAAATCATACAAGATTTACAAAAAGTGGTTATACCTACAAAAATGAAAACTTTAAATATGATTACAAAGATGTTAAGACATTAGATAAAAACAAATGTTATCCATTTTGTTTGAGAGATTTAACACATTTAATTGTTGTAGATTATAGTCAAGATAAATTAGTATTTGATTTTGATAAATTGATAGACCATTATTTATATATTGTCAAAGTAAATAAATCAAGTATTCTATTACCAGATAGTAATATCTATACTGGAAAACATCTTAAGTATTGTAGAAATGCTGGTTTTGATTTTAAAATTATGGAAGGTATTACAACAAAAAAAGTTGATAATTGTTTTAGAGTAATGGTTATGGATATGTATCAAAAGTTAGATGAAAAAGATTTCAAAGAAATATTCAATATTATGATTGGTTCATTTGAAAGACAGAATATGCCTCAATTGAGATATAAATTACAAAAAATCTGTAATGAAGATGAGGCTGATAAATCTGTTGGTGATATAGCATTATTATCAAATGATAGTGATTTGTATTGTGTTTTAGATAAAGAAATCACATTAAAAACTCATACACAAAAACCAATATCAGTCCAAATAAAAGATGCTTCAAGAAGATTACTATTTGAAAAGATTATATCATTAGGGTTAAAAGAAGAAGATATCTTACAAATTAATACTGATAGTATTTCATTTATAGACCATCATAATTTGTTAGATGTAATTGATACAGATAGAAAAGGTAGTTATTTCTCATTTGAGAAATGGAAAGTAATAAAATACAAAGAAATCGCATCTGCTACAAAATATTTTGATAAGATATTAACATTTAAAACCGGTGATGAAAAATACAATATTAACCCTAAAAATGAATTAGTTGATGCTATGGCTGGTGCTGGTAAAACTTATGACATTATCAATAATTTGATACCATCTTTAACATCATCTTATTTGGTAATTACACCAACCCATAAATCATTAAAAGAATACAAACGTGCTGATATTAATAGTTCTATATTACAAAAATACAATTTTACAAATGAAATACCAGAAGAAGATGTCTTAATAATAGACGAGCACGGATTAATTGATAGTAGAGGTCGTGATTTTGTATATAAATGTGCTATATTGAATAAACAAATCATTTCATATGGTGATTATACACAACTACCACCAGTAGAAGATAGATATTGTAATAGTCCACATTATTTAGATATGATATTTAAAAATAAACGAGAGATGTATATTAATCATAGAAATCACTTTACAAAAGAATATTATGATGAAATAAAAAATAAACCAGTAAGTTTTGGTATTGGTGAAGTTAAAAAACACGGATTAGATAATTGGAAAGATGCTGATGTTATCTTATGTTTTAGAAATGATATCCGTGATGAATACAACAAGAAAAAAATGGAATATCTTGGATTTAGTGATTTAAGTGATGTTGGTATGAAAGTTGTTTGTTATACTAATAAATTAAGAGGTAAAAATATTTACAATAAATACGAGTTTGTTATACAAGAAAATGATGGTAAGAAAATAGTATTTGATACTGGTGATGTAATATCATTAGAACAATTAGAAAAAAACTTTAGACCTAATTATGCTACAAACTTATATGGTATTCAGTGCGAGAGTATTAATTCATATTACTATTGTGAAGAAGATTATAGATTTTTAACACCACGTGGTTGTTATGTTGTTGTGTCAAGATTGAAAACTAAAAATTAATTAAAATAAATATAATTTTAAATCCCCATAATGGGATTTTAAAATATATTTATTTTAATTAATTATCTTTATGAACCACAATTTCATAATCACTATCTACTTTCTTCATTTCAATATCAGTCTTACCATCGCCATCAACATCGACAGCGACCTGTATATCTGTCTTTTTACAGCAACTACTTAAACAACTGCTTTTAAACTTTATCTTGTTTTCTCCTCCACAAGAGAAGAATGTTTTTAATTTTTCTAAAAATCTCATATCAGAAAACTACGTTTTCCGAACCTTTCCTTATTATATTATATAATAATATAAAAGTTTTTGTTCTCTTTTTGGAGTGAGTGAATACGAACGGTAAAAAGAGATATGGAACTAAACCCTAATTATACATATACTTTAAGATTTAATAAAAGAACTAAAAAATGGGTCATTTCACGTAAGAAGTGTATATAAATAATGGTGATTTTTTGTGTTTTGTAAAATTAATATTTTATTTTTGTAAAATAAATATTTAAAATTATTATCTTATGTTATAATATAATAAATATTATATTATAATAAATATATTACAAATAAATATTAACAATAAATATAGAAAATTACTACAAATTATAGAAATAATATAGAAAATCAACTGTATATCTCTAAATAAATATGGATAATAAAGAAAAAGATGTTATAAATGAAGATATTGATGATATAGAAACATCATTTAATAATATTAAAATAAATGTTGATAAATTACAAAATGAAGAAAAAGATATTACAAACAATTATGACAAAATGACTATTGATGATTTTATGAAACAAAACGAAGAACCAAAACCAAAGAAAGTAGATAGAAGAAAAACAACTTCACGAATAAATATAGCAAAAGCACGAGAGGCAAAGGCAAGAAAACGAGCACAACAACAAGAAAGACTAAAACAATTATTCGGTGATAGTGATAGTGAAAGTGGTGATACTCAAACTGGTAGTGATACTGAAAGTGAAGAAGATACATATGTTAATAAATATCATAGACACAAATATAAACAACTTTACAGCCAAACACGAAAAGAATTAGATGATATGAAATCTTTGTTGTTTAAGATGGCAGAAAAAAACAAACGCCATAGAAGAAAACAAAGAAGAAAAAAGAAAAAGAGCGACCGGACGCTCACCCCCGATGAAGAAGAAAAATCACCAGAAGAGCGAGACCCACGACGCAACGTGGCACAACAACCTTCTATTGTTAATGTTTATACAACACCAACACAAGAAACAAAACAACAAGGAGGTAATAGTCTATTTACTCAAATGTTAAGAAATAGACTAAAACGATAATCCCTTTTAAAAAAGGGAACAAAACCGAGGTGGGCGACGGAACGCCCTTTAATATCCAAATATCCACCACCAACCAACACCACCAATAGGTGTTAATCTATAATTTTTATTTATTACATCATTTAAACAAGCATTAAACTTGTTTTTATGATTTAATAATTTCATTATACTACGAGACGCTTTTTTAGAAATCATATTTCTATATATAATATAAAAATATTTAAATATATTATATAAAAGATGTCTTTATTAAGTGGCGATGGAGCATATCAAGATTTATTAGGACAGAATGCTTCTTCTATTAAATTAGAAGTAGAAGAATTAGAAGTTAATGATAGTCTTGTTTTAGATTATGCTACACCTAATAAAAATCTTGTAGTGGATGCTGATAAAAAAGTTATAACAGAAGATAAAGATAGTTTTACAAACACAGATGGGAATATTAATATTTACAAGAATAATAGAAACTTTGATATAAATCTAAAATCATTCAGCACTAATTTAAATATTGTTAGTGATGATAATGGTGAATTAACAACAGAACCAAAAGATAGTTTTCTTGATGTAAGTAATCAAATATCGTGGCAAGCATTATCTAATAGACAGTTTAGAGCATCTCTACCACAAGATATAGCAACAACGAGTAATGTTGAGTTTAATAAAATTACAGTCCCAACAACATCAACAAGCAACCCACAAGCAGGGTATTTTTTCGACACAACTTATAATGATGGTATATATGTAGATGGTGGTTATCTATATATTAGACAGAATGGTGGTGCTAAATATAAGATTTCTCCAACTCATATTGAACCAAACAATACACAATATTCAAGTTTAGGAAAAGATGATAAAAGATTTTTAGAAATACACGGTGATAGTCATTTTTCTACAAGCACAGGGACTGATGCTGATAAAGGATTTTTTTTCGGTGATACGATGACTACTAATCACGGATTAGTTGGTATAGACGAAAATAGTGATAAAATGGGTATT